AAAGAAATATGTTTTATTAGCTTCTAAAGTTATTACACCACTCACCGCAGTTGGCAAGTCTGTTTTCGTAGTTACAAAGATTATATTTCCTGTGGCAATATTGGTAGAAATTGAACTCGTGAAATTACTATACGATATCTTTTTAGGTATATCACTAGTTGCATCGTCTAAATATAGACTATCCGTACTATCTAGTGTAGTTACATCTTTATACCTTACAAAATATGGTATTTCACTCATAGTTTTTCTAAAAGTTGTTTAATTTCTTCAATTAATTGTTCTTCTTCTGTTTGCTCAGACATATTTAATTGCTCTAAACCGTCAAACACACCCTCAATACTAAAACCGTTAAACTTACCTAGCTTAACACCCTCGTAAACTTCATTGTTGTATATCTTCATCTTAACAACCCACGCACCCTTAACAGCGTTTAGATTGTATATATTAGACTTATCATTTTTTTCATCCTCAACAATCCAACTTTCAATTAATGATACACCGTCAACAGGTTTTTCGTGGTCTATTGTTACATTATTTGCACGTAAATTTCTTAAATATAGCTCTTGAACTTTCTCAATTGTTTGTTCAGAAAATGAAATAGTAAAGTCTTTATCTTTTATACGTCTTAAAATCTTCTTATTAGGTACTAAAGCTAAACCAACTACTTCACGTTTACTCTCATCTATAACCTTTAGTTCAATTTCTAAAGCATTAAGCATTAAAAATGGCTCTTCTATTGCAGGCTTGTCAACAAAACTTATTGCAAAAACACCTTGATTTAACTCATCTTTTATAGTTAATTCTATATTTTGTAAATCTTTTTTCATATTTATATAACTTAAAATTTTTATAATGTTGCATTTCGTAATCTATTCCTATCAAGCGCTTGTTGAGTTGACATCTCACCACTAACAACATACGCTTGTACTGGTGCTTGTTGTAATTGTTTAAGTTGATTCGTTCCGTTATTACCTACTATATTAAATGTGGGTGCTATTCCCCCACTTTGCGCAGTTGTAGGAGCTGAACCGATACCACTAGATGAAGATTGTTCGCCACCACCAAATTGTTGAGAAGCTATTTTTTTAACGTTAAGTAAACCAGCAGTAATCGCAGCACCAGCAGCAGCAGCACCCAAAACAGGGCCAACAACAGGAACGCTAGATAATGAAGCATAAGCGCCAGTCGCAGCCTTATATGTATCTATTGTTGCGTTTGCTATATTCGCAGCTTTCTGAACTTTAAATGCTTTTTCTTGTTGCGCTCTTGAACCGTTAGCAAATAACTCAGATAGATTTGCAATTGTTGTTAAACCATTTTGAACAGCGTCTATTTTTTGTTTTTCTAATGTTTTTCTTCTTTCTAAATCGTCTTTATCTAATTGCTCTCTATCTTTTCTGTATTTTGCCTCAATAACAGCAATTTCCCCTTCTGTTAATTCTTTATTTTGTAATAATATTTCTTTTTCAATCTCTAATAAATCTCTTTTAGCTTGTATATTATTTTCATTCTCTATTATACTTGCTTGTAAGAAACCTTTAGCATTGTCATATATATCTTGCTCGTCTTTTTTAGCTTGTTCTTTTCTTGCTTGTTGTTCTGTCTTTTGTTTAGTTAATTGTTCTTGACCTATTTTATTTATTTCATCGTCTAATTCTTTTCTTGCTTTTAATACAGCATCTCTATATTCTTTGTCTGCATTTTTTTTATCTTCTAAAATCTTTTTTTGTGCTTCTTTTCTAGCTTTTACAACTTCTTTTTCCGCTTCAATAGATGCTTTACGTTCCTCATTCTCTTGTCTTAATAGCATTTTTCGTTGCTTATTAAGTTTTATCCCAGTCATAGCATTTTCTGTTTCAGCCTCATTAAGAGCGATTGTTGCCTCTCTTATTTCTTGCTTCATTTTTACTTCTGCCTGACCACCTAATGCTTTTGATTTAGCAACTAAAATGTCCAAATCAACTTTTGCTGTTCTTACTTTTTCTTTTGAACTTTCGCTTTCAGCTTTAGTAACTTCCTCTAAAGCTTTCTTTTTTGCTTGTATAGATTCTGTTTCATCTGTTAAAATTTCACGAGATTGAACCAATAATTTATTTATCTCCGATTGTCTAACCGCTTGTTCTTTTTTAGCTTTATTGTTTGCTTGTTGTTGTTTCTCTAAATTTTTAATTATAGAAAAAGTAGTACCATTAACCGCTTTTGTTAATTGGTCGTATGATGTCGCAGCTTCATCGTTTGCTTTTTTAATTGATTCACTAGCACCTTTAAAGTCTAATGTTATAAATTTATAAGCAGCCTGGGCAGCATAACCAAATGAACGAGTCATTCCCATTATAGCATCGGTAATTTGCGAACCTACTGCTTTTATTCCAGCCCATACGGTAGCAATTTCTTTACCTATTTTTACATTTGATTGAAACGCCTCATAAACAAACTTTAACGCGGCAACTATCCCAGTAATAACCATTATTACAGGATTGGCAATTAACGATTTTAAACTTGATGAAAAACTATTAACACCGCCCTCAGCCGCCTTTAAACCAGGCACCATTGAGGTAACAACATTTTTTATATCTGCAAAAACTTTAGATTTATTTCCAGCTTCAACAGTAGCATTAGTTAAATCATTTACGCTTTGTGTTGTAGCTTTTAAATCTTTGTTTAAATTGCCTACATTACTTTTAACTTCTAAATTTATAACTTTAGTTTCTGCCATATTTATTTGCTTTAATATCTCTTAAACCTTGCTTATATGCTTCTTTAATTGTTTTAGGAATCTCGTACTTTCCCTTAGCAATATCTATATTTTCCGATAAACCGTAGAAATTGTTTAAACCTAGTAATGCAATAATATTTTTTATCATTCTGTTAAATAAATTGTTTCGTAATCAAATGTCCCATCTAAATATTCCCAAGTGAAATTTAAGTCAACTTGAAATAATACACCTTGTTCACTTCTTAATGTAAACCCATCATCTAAGATAATGTTGTAGTTGTCATCGGTCATTATTTCTATTATGGGATTCGGGTCAGCTGGAGTTGTAACTGTGATAATAGTATCTTCTGTAAATGTTGGCGTGTCAATTGTAACACCACTTGTTGCACTATTAACTGACGCTGTTCTTGTTCTGTTTCTCATCACAGCCTCAACAAAAATATCTCCACCATTAGGATTAATCGGTGGTGTTACAGCAGTTATTTTTCTAAAATCATTAATCAATTCTAAGTTTACTACTCCAGTTGTTATATCTGAATTAATAGAATTAATCATATAACGTTTATCTTGTATCACTAAACGGTCATTTAATCGTAACGATGTAACCAAAGCAATAGGAAAAACAGCCTTAATTTTTGTTAGTCTATTTTTTGGATTGAATAAGTTAGACAAATAACCATAATAATAAGTCCCAAATAATGAGTTATCAATTATATTACCGTACCAAGTAGATGTATCACTTGAAAAGTTTAATGAATATACACTATTATTATAGCTTATGTCTTGACCAAATAAATTAATAGATGTTTCAGTACTTGTAACAGCACCATTATAAAAACGTATTGCAGTAGATGTCTGACCGTTGTAATATAACAATATTGGTTTTGGAATATAAGATTTAAAATCAGGTTCTTTTGTTAAAGAATAACCAACTTGTAGAGGTGTATTTGAAAACTTATTAAATTGTATATTTTCAAAAGGCACACTAATAGAATAATCACCACCATCATATTCAGGATATGCAGTTGAAATATCTCCATACTCTTTTCCAGCGCTATCACTATACGCTCTATTTATAAATGATTGACTAGGTTGGTATCTAAAGTCTATATTAGTGTATAATGGTATTCTATCAACATTTATAGTATCTGTATCAACGTGTTTAGTAACATCTATTATTGCGCCTTTACTATACCACACGTCCAAAGGTTCTATTTGAAATGTATTGTAACCTACTGAATAACAAGTCAAGTTAAACTCCTTTAAAATACCTGAAAAGAAATCTGAAATAGTTATATCAGGCATATTTGCGCTAGGGCTATTTGACGCGCTAGTTAACACACGTGCCGAAGTTGTTACACATTGTGCAAACCCTAAAGTACCGTTGTAATTAGGATTGCTTCGTTCAGCTTTAACATAATATTCTATTGATACGCTTTGACTAGATTTAACGTTGAAATAAACATACTTATCATAGTAAGTATTTGACCAAATAGAATACAATAAAATAGTATTACCAGTTGACGTATCAAAAGATTTAGTGTATTGAAAAATATCATCTACATAAACATCAAACTCTAATATTATGTTTGAAACTGTTGAAGATTGTAAAGTGAAAGTAATGTCGTTTTTAACATATTGAGCGTAACTACCATATACATTAAACAAGTTTTCATCTAGCTTAAATATAGATTCATTTTGTCCAGTTTGTTGGTTAGGAAAGTTTACAACGTTATCAAATGTTAATCTTTGCCCGTTAAATTTGTTGTTTAAATCATCTGTATTTTTACACCATAAAAATAACTTTTGAAACAACTCACTATTTAAAAAATTACTTTGGAAAGTCAAATCGTAAGTGGACGCTATTGTATCAAATATTCTAGCAACTTTTAAAGCTGGAAATAAATCTCTATAATCCAAACGTCCTGTATCTGTGCTTAAATCCGTTGACGTTGCATCTCCATACGTCCATTCTTTTCTAGAGCTAATCATTGGAAATCGCACATCGTAATCAGTTGAGCCAGTTAGTCTATCCCTAACAGCATTGCCATTATACGCAATGTCGTACGCTGTCAAATCTAAATCACTTAATTTAGCATTTCCAAAAGTATCTTTTAACGAAACTAAGTCGCCATAAAAAGTAATGTTGTAAAATTCTACTTTACCATTCTTAACACTTGAACCTTCTAACTGTATTTTACCAGTTCTAAATGGTGTGTAACCTATTTCAATATATGCAAATCTTCTTGTATTGTGGTCGATAGCACCATCAATATCATTTTGATAATAATATTCAAATATTTTGTTGTTGTTTTCAGTTGCTGGAACGGTAAAAGACTGAGAAAAGTCAGTATAAACTTTTGCTATATCATTAACATTTTGAATAGAACTAGAAATATTTATCTTTTCATCATCAAATAAATCTATTTTTGAGTAATCATTTGCTGTTGTACCCTCAACATATATATGTACTATTCTTTTCATATAACGTAATTAGCAAAGTCAAAATCTAATGAGTAATTAATATTTCTGTTATTGATATTCTTTTGCAATTCAACTTGTTTAGTTTTTAATATTGCTGGTCTATTATTTATCAATATTCTATCCGATAACATTAATTCTTTTATAGTTTGTTTAAACGATTCATCTACCCACCCTGTATTGCATTTGATTGATAACGTACCGTTTGTATTAAATGTATTGTTTAAGCTCTCTTGCTCATTAAATGCCGTAGGTACACTCCTAAATGCTTTATAAGATTGATTTTCTACACTTAATGAATCAATAGATGCCTTAAATAAAAATTCTCGTTGCCAACTACCGTATCTATTTATAAAGTCTAATATAACAGGCGTATATTTACATTCATCTTTAGGTTTAAAGTAATATGTTTTAGTATCAACATAGTCGCCATCTAAATAGTTTATTATTTCTAATTTATTTCCATTTGCCCAATATGTTGGGTGTACTCTATAAATAGTTTTATATCCTTGAGTTGTAATATTATTCGTTACTGTGGCGCCAGTTACTAAGTTCGTATATTTGTACAGTGAATAATCAGAACCACCAAAATAATTATTATATACAACCATATCACCAGCCGGTAACGTTGCACTAGTTTTAGTTGAATCATATTGATAGTAATATGTTCCTTCATCTAAAAAGAAATCACCATAATCAATATTGATTCCATCTTCTTCTAACGCGTAACCTTTAAATGCTGTATATCCAACTGTATCAATTAATGTATATGTTGCACCTATTAACTTATATCTTTTTAACACTACATTTGTATATAAAGATGTATTTGTACTTAAGTTAACAGTACTTGTATTAATCGTATAACTATTATAGTTAATATATTCATTTATATATGGACTAATATCATAATAAGTAGCTGGACTATTTGACGAACTAATCAATTTGCTCAATGTATATTGTGGAGACGTAGGCACTGATGAACCAGTAGCATACATATATATTTCAAGTTTACTACCTATCTGAGATGTTTCATTAATAGTAACTATATAAGGGCTTTTTGTTAAAATTATACTCATTTACTTGGCTGTTTGATACTCATATTAAATAACTCGATAACGTCTAAACCGTAACTAGCGACCAACTCTCTTGGAAGTTTTTTAAATGCTTCTTCAAATGGTTTTGTAAAGAATAAACTTGGTTTGATTCCGTTTCTAAATATTGAACGAGCTATTAAAAATTGTAATGTTTTTCTTGACATTAATTGCCCTTGTTTATTTCTAGGTGCTAAACCTTTTCTAACTATCCATTTATCTAATTTACTAAGTGGAGGCATTTTAGTTTTATATGAATACGGTGTTGTCCAAACTGAACGCCTACCATTAACACCCTTATCCTGAAACTGTCCGTAAT